TGGTGGCACTGCAGCATCTTTTGCTACATCAAGTTCCACTCCAACAAACACAGGTACAGGAGGTTCGTTAAATCAGGAAGGTTATAGCTCTTTGGCTAACTCCACTACTAGAAATGAGGCTGGAGGAAATGGAGGCTCAAGTGGTGGCGGTAGGATCGTGCCTGGAAGGAAGAGCTTAAAGCTTGGAGATTTTGACAATGTTACCTTTCCTAATGCAGATGTTGGAGCAGGAGGTGCAGGTGGTCAAGCTGGATATGATGGTGGGATTGGCATAAACGATGTTTACCCAGCAGGATTTAGCACTGGAGGTGGTGGCGGTGGATGGGGTTCTGATGGTGGAGACACTGTTGTAACCTTTACCTATCAAGGTACTACTTATACTAACTTTTACAGTTCTGCTTCTGGAGGATCTGGTGGAGCAGCTATAACAGGAACATCAAGAACACTGAACAACAGTGGTACAATATACGGAACAACATAATGGTACTTCCTGTTAGCGGTAATCCAATAAGTTTAGATCAAATACATGTTGAAGCTGGTGGTACAACAGGTACTCAATCTAATATAAATAGTGTAGCTATAAGAGGTTTAATAGATAAGTCCGATACTCATCCAAATTCTTTTAGTGAATACTATGGTGTTTCCAGTAGTATAATACAGTCAGGAGATGGATTTTTTTGGTGGTATTCTATGTCTACTCTTAATGGTCAACCAAACCCACAATTTACTTTTGCCGCTGTTGTTGTGAAGTTAGGGGGCAGTATTGTTAAAGGAAGTTTTACAGCCAGTGCTAGTAATGGTGGATTAAATCCATCTTCAGGACAATCTTGGCATAATGGAACCAATACTCAAAGTAACAATTTTACCTTCTTAGAGAATATATCATACACGCACACAGATGGAAATACTTATGTACCTAGCAGTCCTCTTGTTGCAGGAAACTCGTCAACATATCCAACCGTTAATTTGGGTGGCAGTATTCCACAACCAGAAAGTGCCTATGAAAATAGAGGGGTTCAATTACAATAAATGTTTACACCAGAGGAACTAGAAGATATGCTAGATCGTGCAGCCAAGCGTGGTGCTAAAGCAGCATTGCGTGAGGTAGGATTACATGACGATGATGCACGTAAAGATATACAAGAGATGCGTAGCTTACTAGAAGCGTGGCGTGATACACGTAGAGGTGTATGGTCAACTATCGTTAAGATGTCAACAGTAGCAGTAATAACATTCATTGCCGCATCATTGTGGATGCAAATAGGGAAATAAAAGATGGCTAATAAATTTGCAGGGTTCAAACCTGAGACACTAACAAAGAAGATACTACCAGCGCTGGGCTATGATGGACCTACTGATGAAAAGTCTATTAATGCTTTCCTAGCAGCTAGCCCTGCAGCAGCAGCTAAGATGGGCAAGTACACTATGTTGGCTAGGCAAATGGTAGAAGGTAAGCCTATCAGAGGTATGGCACCAGGTGGAGATGTACGTGATAAATTAGGTATAGGAAAGAAGACTCCTGCACAGGTATCTAGGGAAGTACATGGTAATGCTAGCCCCTATAGTAAAGCAGAAAAAAGATATTCTATTCCAGGAGGAACACTAAGAGAAAGACATGATGCTGCTATGGCTGGAGAGATTAGTGTAGCAGATGTTGTAAGAGGAGGAGAAAGCCCTGGTGATGATAAGAAAGGTGGTGTCGATGGTTCCACTACTCCTATTGATACAAATACTACTGTCACAGGAACAGGTACTGAAGACAGTACAGCAACAGATACAACAAACACTACAACTACTGAACAACAACCAACTAATCCAAACCTAACTATGCCCTCTGGTTCAGCAGCTACTAGACAGTTAACACAGGATGGTGGCGCACAAGGGGCTGCATACAAGCCTGGCACTGCAGATATAACAGATGATATGATAGCAGGAGGTCAAATAAACCCAGAGATAGGACAAGCAGGAGATACTACACAGGCTCAACAAACTATGGCAGAGCAGACAGGTGTGGCAGCAATGCCTGACTCCTTACAAGCTCCTACAGTAGATGCAACTAAATCTGCTGGTGCTGTAGCTGATGCCGCTAGACAATCAAAAGCTGCCCAAGGTACTGTAAGCAGTCAAGCTCAAATGACTGCAGCACAAATGGACCCTAACCAAGCTGCTTCTCTAGGATTAGATGCTGCTCAACTAGGTCAAGCACAAACTGTAGATGCACCTGATGCTATGCAAGTAACACAGGATCAGCTAGTAAGTGGTAGTGCAGTAGATCAGAAGCAAGTAGAAGAGACACTAGCTTTGTCTGAGGCTGCATCTGTAGCTGATGAGCTTGGTGATCTTATGCAAGACTTCGATGGTGGAGACACACCTGCATGGGCTGCAGGAGCTATGAGAGCAGCTAACGCAGCAATGGCAGCACGTGGACTATCCTCCTCTTCTATGGCAGGTATGGCTGTAGTACAGGCTGCTATGGAGTCAGCACTTCCTATTGCACAGATGGACGCAGCTAACAAACAACAGATGGCTATGGCTAAAGCAGAGCAACGTGCTAAGTTTATGGGTATGGAGTTTGATCAGAACTTCCAAACTAAAGTAAAGAATGCTGCACGTATATCTGAGATAGCTAACATCAACTTTAGTGCTGAACAACAAGTAGCACTAGAGAATGCAAGACTAGCTCAGACTGTAGACTTAGCTAATCTATCTAATAAGCAAGCTAAAGTTATGGCTGATGCTGCAACTATGTCACAGATAGACATGGCTAACCTGGATAACAGACAGCAAGCAGCAAAGCAACAAGCTGATGCATTCTTAGCAATGGACTTTAAGAACCTAGACAATGAGCAAGAGAATAGTATGTTCCAGTCACAAGCTATTGTACAGTCTATGTTCACTGACGCTGCTGCTGACAATGCAGCTAAACAATTCAATGCAACATCACAGGCACAAACAGACCAGTTCTTTGCTAGCCTGTCTACACAGGTAGAACAGTTTAATGCAGAACAATCCAACGCAATGTCAAGGTTTAATGCAGGTGAAGCTAATGCACTAGAACAGTTCAATGCTGCACAAGATAACTTGCGTGATCAGTTCAATGCTACTAACCATCTAGTTGTAGCACAGGCTAACACTCAGTGGTTCCAGAACTTGACTACAGCAGACAACGCTGCAATAAATCAAGCTAATAGAGATGAAGCTTTAGCAGCAAATAACTTGACTATGACTGCATATAATAATATGGTACAGCGTGAGCGTGACATACTAGCATGGGCTTGGCAGTCAGGCGAGAACCAATCTGAAAGACAGAACAATATTGCAATAGCGAAAATCACAGGTGGTAAAGATGCTGATGGAACATCTAGTCTTCTTGGTAAGATTGCTGGTAAGCTTGTTGATAACGCTGCCAATATCATCTTCGATGGTATTACAGACTTCAATCCATTCTCAGCAGTTAGCTCTTAGAGGAAATACAATGACATACGATCCTAGAAATGCATTCCAATCTTATGAACAGTACGGTAGGGCTAAAGGTCCAAAGTCTACTTTTAAGACAAGTGTAAGACCTAAAGCTAGGCCAGGATCTTTAGGTGCTAAGAAAGATGATAAACCTAAAGTAACATTTAAGTCTGCCTTTGAAGCTGCTGGTGGTAATACCAAGAAGAAAGAGAAGCAGAATGTATTTCCAATGAAGGTGTATGAAAGTCCAAGGTTTAAGATACCTGAACCTGCTTATGTATCAACCAGTACTCTTGATGATGCACCTTCAAGTCCTGATCCTATATTAGATATGCCTAATGTTAGAAGCTTCATGGCTCCTAGACAGTCAGAACCTTTTAAAGGTTACGTAGCTGGAGAAGAGCCTATAAGAGGGCGCAGCCCAGGTAGGGGATTGATGTCACCTCCACAGCCTGAAGCACCTAACGTTCCTCAGTATCAAGACGCAATTATGAGACAACTTACTAGAGCGCAGATGGAGACTGTACCACGTCCTAAGATTAGACCTCAAGATTTCGTAACAGAAGCTATTGACAAAATATTAGATAATGAAGGAGGTTATCAAAATAATCCTTCTGATAAAGGTAACTACAGGAAAGCAGATGGTACTGTATTAGGAACCATGAGAGGGATTACTCCTGAAACATATGCTAGGTATACAGGTAGACCTATAGAAAGCCTGACTGAAGAGGATATGAAATCTATTACAGAAGAAACTGCTCGTAATATAGTTAGACAGAACCACTGGGAAAGACCTAAACTAGATCAGTTACCTAAAGATATACAATCGAATGTATTTGATATGCATGTTAACTCAGGATTAAACGCTATTAAAATACTACAAAGATTAATAGGTATGCCTGAAGAGGAAGTTGATGGTTACCTTGGACCTAAGACATTAAAATATATGGCAAACTCAAATGTAACTAATAATGATTATGTTGATGCTCGTATAGATTACTACAAGAGTATAACAAAAGATAATCCAGATAATAAGAAGTACCTAAGAGGCTGGATTAATAGAGCAAATAAATATAGAGATTAATAATGTTTGGATTACCACTAGAATTAATAACCATGCTTGGCTCTACTGTACTAGGTGGAGTGATGTCCATCTGGGGTCAGAGTATCAAAGCAAGACAAGCAGAGCAGAAGATGCTCATGGAACGTGCTAACGCTAATGCAGGGTTTGTACAGCAAGCACGTGAAGCTGGAAAGAACGATAAACACTTCGCATGGACAAGAAGACTTATTGCATTATCTGCAGTCTTTGCTATAATAGTGTTGCCAAAGTTGGTTGCAGTGTTCTACCCAGAAGTAGGTGTGTATGTAGGCTACACTGAGATACAGGTAGGCTTCCTTGACTTTATCTTTGGCCCAGGAGAAGAAGTAGTTAAGTGGAAATACGCACAGGGCTTTGTAATAACACCACTAGATACACACATTGTATCAGCTATTGTAGGCTTATACTTTGGTGCAGGATTTACTAAGTAGGATATAGATATGATAGCAGGACCATTTGATAGACCTATCCCAGGCCAATCTTTAACAACAGAACCACGTAACAATCCTTGGGAGCAGCCACCACAAATAGCTGACAAAGAAGAGGTGTTAAAGTATTACGTTGGAAGACTAGCAAATCAAGAAGTCATAGATGATATGGCTGCTATGTGTGAAGCTGGTATACCTTTACAACCTTTAGTAGAGTCGATTACTACAATGGGTGTGATGCGAGGCATACATACTGTAGATGTTAGTATGTTAGTAGGTCCAGACATACATGCATTCTTAAAGCAGTCTATTGAAGCTATGGGTGTTAAGGTAAGGGATGATGGCAGAGATAGACAAGCAGAAGCAGAGCAGAAAGAGATGGATCGTTTTGTAATGCTGGCTACTAAATACTTAGAAGAGAATCCAGATGATGAAGATCCTGGAAAGCAAATGCTTGGAGATATGGTAGAGGCTGCAGAGCCAGAGGAAGAAGTAACATCAGAAGATAAACCTCAAGGGTTGATGGCGAAAGGTTAGAGTAATGGCATTCAATTGGGAAGACTTTGCAACAGGGTTTCTGAGTGAGATCTCTGAGGGCATAGATGAAAGAACAGAGGCAGCTAAAGAATATAAAGAGAAGCAGGAAGCTGCTGCTGAAAGAAATGCTGCCCTAATTAACCAACGCAACATGAGAGCGCAAGAAGCAGCACAGTTAGGTAAACGTGCTATGGCACTGGGTGCGTCCAAGGCACAGGTAAAGTCTGCTATGGCTTCAGGTATGACAGGTGTTACAGAGTTGTATCAGAAGCTACAAGCTGCTGCTAATCAGAAGGGTGTAAAGAAGCTAGGTGTGGATGACATCGAAGCTATAGTCAACATGCCAAGCATACCCATAGTAAACACTAGCATGATAGACATGTCGTTAGAGGACTTTGCCAAACGTACATACGGTGCTATGCCTACACCTAAAACAACAAAGCAACCATCAGATAATATAATTGCTAAGATGTTTGGATATGGTGCAAAGGATAGAGTTAAGCAAGAACTTGCTAACACAGAGTATATGAGTGGTATGTCTGTAGCTGATATAAATGAAATGGCTAGACAGGCAGAGTATACATCACTGATACCAGGCGCTACTATGACGTTCCTAGATGTGGAGCAGTACACACCTAAAGCTGTCATGGACTTTAACACTAAGCTAACCAAAGCAATATCTGATGCTACTAAGGGTGACGCTGCAGAAGCGTACATCAAAGCTAGACGTAGAGCGCTGGGTACTCAAGCTACCTTAGAGCAGATACAAGCAGAAGAGATGGTAGCTCGTAAAACATTAGAAGCTAAAGCAGCTAAGATAGTAATAGAAACATACGCTGGTATGTATGCAAACGGAGGGTTCTTCACTAATGATCTGACACTTAGACAAATCAAAGACGCAATGGGCGAAACATATTTAAAAGACCTAATGGTAACTTATGGATTTGATGAAGAGGAAGTTCAAACTGAAAGTACAGAAGAAGAAAATACCCAAGAAGAAGAGACCAATACAGAAGCTGAAGAAACAGAGGTATCTGCAAAAGAAGAACCACTCCCAAATGTATACTACCGTAATGACGAGGGTGGGATAGTAAACGGAGTTCCACCTAGACCAGAGAAAGACTTCTCAACATTATTCTTTGGACAAGGCATGGGCGGTGAAGACATGGAGAAGATTCTAAAGGGTGAGATGCCAGTGCCTAAATATTTAAGACAGTCACAGTGGGATGAACTGTTTGGCAAGACACACAACCCCGATGGTACACCTAAATAATAGAGAGTCAGTATGGACTATTATGATTTACTAAAGAAAGAGCAAGACTTCTTGTCTTCGCCTACCGTTGAACCTGAGATGGAAGATGACTTTGTTATTGACACAGGCTCGACTCTGAAGAAAGATGATCTAAAGAAGTATCAATACCTACAACCTATCCGTGACTACATGATAGAACGTAAGGGTGTTGATTATAAAAGTATACCAGATGATGAAGTTGTAGAAGACTTTGTAGATCACATGCGTTACTTTAATGCTAACACTGTATCTACTGCTGGTGAGGTACGCTTCATAAGTAAAGCAGATGAAGCACGTAAAGAGAAAGCACGTAAAGCTTACCAGATATACGATCAACTAGGCAATGTGTTTGTAAATGATGGTATAATGGGAGCAGTAGATGGTGTAAAGGATTACGTCTTTGCTGCAGCTAAAGATCCTACTAACTATCTAGGTCTACTCACTGGTGGTATAGGACGTATCGGTGCTGCTGGTGTATCACTCACAGGTAAACAGACTGTCAGGGCTGCTGTTCGTGCAGCAGGTAGAGAGGCACTGAAGAGTGGAGCTAACAAGCAAGCTGCTAAAGAAGCTGCTGAGAAAGCAGGACAAGAAGCAGCTAAACGTGCCATACAGAATGGAGCTACAAAGAAGCAAGCAGACAAGTTGTATGAAGACGTAGCACAACGT